TTGCATTTATACACTCCTTTTGTTGCGAAGTATATATAGATTCAAACTTTTTGAGAGGGTTTGAATCTGCTGCCTCTGCCAGTTGGGCTACATCGGCGTTATTTTGGTGCCCCCTCCCAGACTCGAACTGGGACAACTCTTCGGCCTAAACGAAGCGACTTTACCAATTTGCCCAAGGGGGCTAATGTTATCTGTTGGTAGGGGATACTGGAATCGAACCAGTGACACCTGCCGTGTAAAGACAGTGTTCTACCTCTGAACTAATCCCCCACTCTACCAACTGAGCTAATCACCTTTAGCACTTGAATCCACACTATCATCAACTGGTACTAGTTTAGTATCTTTGTTCAAATACTTATACACTTTTACCCACCACTGAAACTGTATTGGGTAGTGCTTGGGATCGGGAAGTTTGTCTACTCCTCGTTCCGCCCAAAAATCAATAAATTGTTTTATTTCTTGATCTGTCATATTAGGTTCAATTTAACATCACATAAATTTGGTGGAGGATAAGGGAGTCGAACCCTTGACTCTGCCTTGCAAGGGCAGCGTGTTCCCATTAGCACCAATCCCCCATTTGGCGGAGAGCGGAGGACTCGAACCCCGTACGCTTTCACGTAGCCTAGTTTTCAAGACTAGTCGTCGCTCCATGCAACTGCTTCACTCTCCTAACTGGTGGCGGGTGCAGGATTTGCACCTGCGTCCTCCTGGTTATGAGCCAGGTGACCTCGTCTACTAGTCCAACCCGCGCTATATTAATCTGAAACCTACCCCCCGACCTCGTAGTTTCAAGCCTTCAGAACCTGATCCCCCGTCTTGGGTATCCAACCTCTGACCTTTCCTGATCTGGTGCGCTTGGAAGGATTCGAACCCACGACCCAGAGCTTAGAAGGCTCTTGCTCTCTCCACTGAGCTACAAGCGCATAGTATTTTGGCGGCCCTACGGGACTCTAACCCCGTTCTCCGGTTAGACAGACCGGCATAATAAACCATATACCATAGGGCCTTAACTGATGTTTATAATATAGTCTCAACAATGACAAAAGTCAACAGTGTTCAGCCGGAAATTCTTTTCTAAGTGCGGCCGGATCCGTCACTATTAAAATTCGTTTGTTGTCCTGGGAATGTTGTTTGGTTGCATTGTCGGCAGTTTCTTTGTTTTACCCTGATAGGATTTCGGCCAACGAGCACCCAACAACCTGGACTTAGATATTCTCGTGATTGTTACAGCATTACTTTGATTACCACCTAAAACATAAAAGTCAGTTTCATCTTGTCCAACAGCAAACCCAACATGACCACCACTACCTCTTTTAAATACTAGCACCGCACCATAATAATCTGGTGTAATTGGATACCCCAAATGTAACCAATTGCGTGCCCAATATGGATTTTCAGCTAAAGGACCTTTGAATTGCTCATCAGGCAAAGAATTTCTAATTGCGGTTTCAACAAAATCACCACACCACGGTAGTTGTTCTGTATCACCAAGTCTACGGCCATCTGATCGAAGCCAAGCTGTCAAAGCAGCTTTGTCGTGCTTCTCATGAAGCCCAAAGACCTTTTTACCTTCTGCAATCCAAGGTAGTTCAAACTTTTGTTTTGCCATAATTTCATCCCACTGTTATTATTCTATTTATGGGTAATTAATGTAATTTGATTGATAGTTTGTTTTGGTTTTTATCTATAATTTCGTTAATAATTTGTTGCTCGTGTTGCCAATCGTGGGGGCACCTTCGATCTAGCGATCGATCGGGATCGGTCCACGTAGCCGAGGATTTGAAATCAAACCCATAGAGATCAATCGATGCAGGATCCCGCTGTAACACCCAATCTAACACGCGTAGACCCGTCGAAGGGTTCTCTATTGAGTGCTGATCCATCAAACGTTGTAGCGCCGCTATATCGTAGTTTTCTACGCGCTGTTCGCCGGATCCATAGTAAGAAGCGACTTGTAAACGGTAATAGCGGTCGAGATCAACTTGATAGTGAGAATACTCATCAGCTCTCCACATTGCCCACACATCAGTCTTCGTCCCCGTCCCCTCGACCCATTGTTTATCGATGTTATAATGATCATAGAACAGTGGCGCCGCTCTATTTAATCTGATCACAATGTCGTGATCATCAATTTGTTTTCCATAGTTACTATTAATCAATCGCTCACTATTACCAACAATAGCAACCCTAGCGCCGGTTAGTTGAATTGGCTTCATAGCAAACCACGTTGGATACTCACTCCATACACTGTATGGCTCATGGCAATCGATCAACACAGGATCTAGCTTGTATTGACTAACAAACTTGTTGATCTGATCAACGTGCGGTTGGTGATGTGGATGGTAATCGTCACCAGCAAGTATTCCTCCAACCTTAAGCTTTGGCCACCACGATCGTAACGTATGTGCGGTTAGCGCAGGATCATGCGCATAACCATCTACGTAAATGAAATCAAAATATTGATCATTAAACAGACTCAACGCTTGATCAAATGACATGCGGAGTACTGTGCTTTTTTCTTTGAATGGTAGTAATCTGGTTAATGCGGTTTTGTATTCGTCAACAGTATGCGATCTATCACCAGCCCAAAGATCAACGCTGAATAAATGGCTAAGGCGGTGCTTTCTAAGCACGCGCTCACTAAACACACCTTCGGCCACGCCAAGCTCAATTCCGACGCCGCCTTTACGAACGACATTGACGACATCTTCACGTCGCCGCTTCCATTGCTTCATAATAAACCTACTAAGTGAATCATCAAAGTATTTATTTAGCTTAGGATGAGATTACTCCTAAGATTATGAGAGCCTTTGAACCGTATCGTTGGTCCTACGGTCAGGATTCGAGCCTGATCCTTCTGATCCACAATCAGACGTGCTTCCATTAACACCACCGTAGAATGGTGCCTGAGGTACGAATCGAACGCACATCTCTGAGGCTTCAACTCAGCGCTAAGACCACATCAGCTACTCAGGCTTATTCTTGGAGCCTCTGGAGGGATTCGAACCCCCAACTGCCGCGTTCGAAGCGCGGAACTCTATCCACTGAGTTACAGAGGCTTACTTTTCTTCCCATTTTTGTTTCCGCCGTGGGAAGGATCGCTTTTATTATTGCTGTTATTTTCAGCATCATTGTTTGGCGCAGACCCACCTGGAGCTGTTTGATCACCATTACCCCAACCGTTGTTACCTCGAGGGCCAGAAGGAGTAAGATCGCCAGGATCACCGGGATCGCCAGGATCACCGGGATCACCAGGATCGCCAGGATCGCCAGGATCACCGGGATCACCGGGATCACCAGGATCGCCAGGATCGCCAGGATCACCAGGATCGCCGGGATCACCAGGATCGCCGGGATCACCAGGATCACTCTTGATTACGTCGTCCCGCGAGTCTTCACTGACCACAGGGACAATCGCTGTGGTTGATTGACCACACTGTGGATCAAACCACCGCCACAGGAAAAAACGCTGTTCACAATCAATCATCTGCGGGCGAGGTTTTGGCCGCACAGAAGTTTCCGGGGCTGTATACTTTCCAGTGTACGGCACATCATACTTTTCGACCAGCGTCGTCTTGGGTGCTGAACACGCTGCGACGGTAAATGATGCAACTACAGCAAGCATTATTTTATTCATAACAGTTTCCTTTTAATCAATCAGTTATTATTAACCCCCACAACAATTTATATATAATATAAAAAGAGGTCAACAATTATTTTGGAGACCCTAAGAGGATTCGAACCTCTACTCTTGCGAGACCTCGGAGTTGCAATCCGGTGCGTTCCCATTCCGCCATAGAGTCTTTATATGGAGTATATACAAATAGTACCCTTACCATCCGGGCCCGTATACATATTTAAAGCGCGGTGAGCAGGAATCAAACACAAATGTAACGTCGACATTACATTCTACTGCGTCTCTCTGACTTGATCAAGTCAGAGCGTCTTTTCACTTAGACCACCACCACATATAGACGCCCAGGCAATATATTTGGAGGACCGACTGGGATTCGAACCCAGGTGTACAGGGATAAAAAGTCCATTAAAAATCCCCAGCTAAACCTCTCAGCTACCGGTCCGCACATCGTATTTCTTTTCACTGCTCCTCGCCGCCGATCTCGCGAATTTAGTTTATAGACAGTCCATATCCTACCTGGGTTGCTGCGATCAGCTCAGTGAGGTTATTCCACTGTTTGATCGAGATCGTCGTGTTGGTCACACCCTGCACACGATTCTTTTTAACCATCACACGGCCATCATCGGTCAGATAACCAATCAGCACCGCTTGCTGAATCAGTTTACGGGACGTCAGCCGCTGTAGTTGTTCGTTGTCACGAGCGAGGTAAATCATCATCTAGTCCTTTTTGTTATACTAAATAATATAGTCTATTATTAATATTAAGTCAACGGAGAAGTGATATGAAAATTAACTGGGGCGCTGTTGCTACAGCAGCAACGTTAGCAGCATACGGAATTGGTGTAGCGGTTTGGGGCGGATCGATGTCAACGAGAATGGACAACGTTGACAAAACCCTCGATCAACTATCTTCACGAATAAACATTGAACGCAGTGTAAACATGGAACGTGATATTCGCGATAACAGACGAGAACTAATTGAGCTTGCAGAGGCGCTTGACCAACGTGTTGATTCTATAAGCGTTAAAACAACATCTGATCTCCAACGAGCCTTACAAGACATTAACGATAGATTTAAGTTTGTTGAACAAGACAATCGTAATCAGTGGGAAGAAATTAATCGTTCGCCAACTTTTGCTGATCTAGACGATGCTATTCAACATTTACAGCAGCAAATAGATCAGTTTTCCCAATAATCGATACAATCGACGTACAGCTTAAGCCACTCAGTGTGTAGCTGTTTGCTATCTTTAATCAATTCCCGAACAAAGTCAGATGCTGATTGTTCCGGCTGATCTCCGACCCACCGGAAACCGTACTTCTCTGCCATGTGGTTATCGGCATATTGTTTAGCAAAAGCTTCGATGTCTTCACGTGAAATCATTTGCTTTCCTCCTCTTTGCGGGCTTTGCGAACAGCTTTAGCGGCCGCCCGCTTGAGTTTAACAGTTTTGACGCGGCCCCAGCTACCAGCCGCCCGTCGTCCAACTTTCTTTGCAAAATTGCTGTTCATCACACATACTCCTTTTTTAGAGCAACTTTATCCGCACGGCGCGTAGCCTTTTTGCTCTTGATATGAGCACCGGATCTCTTTGTGCGTATGTGCTGCACATATGGATTACGGGTCTTGGGAAGTTTCTGTTTCATATCTCCTCACGTCGCCCGCGCGGCGCTTACATAGATCGTGATGCTTTCGGGGTAGTCATGCCGACTATCGGGAAGATCACACTGGGGAAGCAACTGTTCACACAGCTCATACCAGATGAAAGGGTGAAGGTTAGTGTTGAAGTCTTCTTGATTAAAAACAATCATGTCTCTCTCCGTTGCTTACATATTAAATATAGTATAACGTCAGCTTGAAGTCAACAGTTATTTTTGGTAGCCCGTAAGAGAATCGAACTCTTTTCTTCCGGGTGAAAACCGGAGATCCTAATACCAATGTAGACGAACGGGCCATATTACGTTTTTTGAAGACGCCCCACGGATTCGAACCTACATTTTCATCCATCACCTTACTCGACGTTCGTAGCGCCGGGCGTTACGTGGGCATAAAATTCTGTGGGGCTCTCCTTAACGTCTCAAGCCGCAGCCGACCCTTTAGAGGTCTACCCCATAAGACGGACATTCCAGATGGCTCAGTGTGCACCTACCGCACCATCTTACTGTCATATTCGCGGGCACGAGGGGATTTGCACCAGGTCCCTAAACCCTCTCCTCTTGTCGCTTGACTAGGGAATCAACGACGTTAAGCGTCTTGCTCAGCCGCGTACTGGCGGATGTGAAGGGATTCGAACCCTCGCATGGCGGATCGACAGTCCGCTGTGTTAACCACTTCACCACACATCCAAATAGCGTTGTATCTCTATACATGTTAGTTTTGGCTGGGGAGGTGCGATTCGAACGCACAATAGTAGCTGATTCAAAGTCAGACTGGTCACCGTTTCCCTCTCCCCAAAATTCTAAGCAAATATGGTAGTCCCGGAGTGAATCGAACACTCAACCCTCGCTAATCAGGCGAGTACGTTACCGGTTACGCCACAGGACTATTAATCTGGTCGGGAGGTGTGGACTCGAACCACTCCGATTTCCCGTTTATCATACTAGCAGATCTTTCCGCTTCATCGTTTTTTATGCGATTGGCTGCTTGATCGTATCTTAGATACCTGATCCATTTAACTCACTGGGCACTCGCATTGTCAAGAGGCGAGCTGTTATTTTGGTGCCAAGGGGATGGATTCGAACCTCCGTGTTAACCGTTTCCGGACCTGATTTACAGTCAGGCTGCTTCGACCGCTTGCATACCTTGGCATATTTGGCTCCCTCCGTGCGACTCGAACGCACAACTCACGGATTAACAGTCCGCCGCCCCTACCAGTAGGGCCCCGAGGGAATAATTTTTTGGCAGGGGTGGAGAGAATCGAACTCCCGTCGCAAGGTTTTGGAGACCCGCATCTTATCCATTTATGAACACACCCCCGTTGTGGGATATTAGTATCCGGCTCTACTCACTAGACAGAGCGACTTAGCTGCTGTTGTTCAGCAGTACCAGTTTTGGCACTCTCGGGATGAGTCGAACATCCGTAAGCTGGCTTCGTAGACCTGCCACCAGATCCGCTGGCGAGAGTATTAACCAATGACTCTACTTTCAACTGCACTATGGAAGGACTCGAACCTTCGGTCGGCCGTCGCCTATTCATCGGAATGCCCCCGAACACATGGAGTCGAACCATGCTTACCGCCTGTCATAGTGCATGTGAAAGTAGAGCTCTACTTTCAACTGCACACCAATATACTTGGCCAAGTATAACCACGGCGGGTGTGAAGATCAGAATTGTTATCGCTGTCGTCTCCCCCGAGCCTCTTCACTCCTAGCTTTTACGTTCGCTAAACGAAACTTGGGGGCAGCGCAACGCCGCTATGGTGTGCATGTGAAAGTAGAGTCGTTTCCACTTCCCGTTAATCATCGGGGTTGCCCTAGAACTTTGGTGTTTCGATTTTCAAAGAGCGGTAGACCCAATCGCCTACATTATTAATATAACTATTACTCAACCTAAAGTCAACAAGTTTTTTTTGGTTGTGCCAGAAAGAATTGAACTTTCCACAAAGGCTTATGAGACCTCTAGTCACACCAGTGATAGCACATCAATCAATATAACCTAAACCCATTAACACAACCAACACAACCATTGCTAATACAGCACCTACAGCGATCATCTCGGCCATCTTTCTCTCCATTAAAAAACCCTCCGAGACTTTTGTCTGGAGGGTTCCGTTACGTTATGTGGTTATAACTACACCACGTTGGAAACCCCAGACACACGACGATACATAATACGATTCTCAATAAAATCGCACCAGACCGTCTGTTTATTACTCTGTAGATGTAGCATTGTGTGTCCTTACTTAATCCTTGGTATTATATAGTCTTTTTGTAACCGTTAGTCAACAAAAAAATGGTGCTTCCGCTAGGAGTCGAACCTAGTCTATAACCGTTATGAGCGGCACGTGCAACCCTCACACTCCAGAAGCATGTTGTATTAGTATTGTTCAGCGAGACCATTCAGTACCAACTCTTCATTGAGATTGGTCATCGTCTCACCATAAAAAATTGTAGCTAGGTAACGACCATATTTTCCGGTTTGATCTTTTTCTGTCATAACATAGATTTCTGTTCCCGGAGGAATTTGATCTTCTACAAATGATTTAGATACAAGACCATATGGTCGTTCTTCCCCACGAATTTCAGGCGTGTCAATATTAGCTAATCGCAGCTGCTCGTTCATCAACCAGGTGTTAAATCCTAGATCAATATCAGCTCGGATTGTGTCACCATCATATATGCTTCTAACAATTGCCCTATAAAAATATCGTTGCATAGTATTCCTTAAAACATCGGAGGCATAATAACAATTGTTACACTATCGCCGTCTTGTACATCTGCTACAGGAGGAACCGCTATCACCTGATCGTCTTCTGGAACGACGGTAATTCTTTCGGCCCCATGTGGTCCTCCACCGACCTCGATCCACACTTTCACGCGAACGCCATCTAGTTGTAACACTTGACCTCGCCCCCGCAATGAACTTTGATCCCCACTGTTCTCATAATACACTTGAGGCCAGGGATCGCCTTGCTGAATCTCTAACACATCTAACGTATCAACACTTCTTGCATCTGCAAGAGACATTGGTGCGGTTAACATCATCAGTACAAATATTAATGATCTCATGAATAAACCTCTTAATGGTACGCCACCTGGGATTCGAACCCAGACTGAGCGGATTTTAAGTCCGGTCCCTCTGCCAGTTGGGGTAGTGGCGCATTATTAAGATATTTATACACTCAATCACCAGTATACCACGGTACCTTACTATCTAGAACATATTTAGCAACATCAACATAATCACAATCTTCATCAGTAAGTACTTGCCGGTATTGGTTAATTTGATCAATCTGATTCTGTACCTGGTTAGGGTCGGTTAGATGAACATCATTTTTCATCATGCGTTCTAGCTGATAAAACATGTCTTCTAACCGACCGATAATCATATTTTTTACTTGTGACACTACGCGGCTTCCTCATACTCTTGCGCGAAGAACATCTCCGCCTCATCAATTTCACCCTGCACTTTGCTAATCTCATCAGCAATTGTAGCCAACATCTGCTCGGACTTCAACATTGCAGCTTGTGCTTGCAGTTTTTCCAAGATCTCCAAACGCGCAAAAAGCTCAGTCATCTATCAACTCCTTTGTTTGCAGACCTAGTATACATTGGGTCTGGCATAATGTCAACAGGTCAAGTACCCCAGGTAATCACGACGACACCGTCTTCTGCCGTTTTAACATCTTCGATAAAGTGGAACCGACCACCTGCGTTTTCAGCTTCCAGCTGGAAGTAGTACTGACTCATGATCACGTGAACAACATGCTGGACAGGCGCCGCCTTCGGCAGCACAATCACAAAATTGGTAGGAATCGTTGGACCATCGTCACTCCACCCCCACAGGTGAGACATAACAACTTTGGTGCCTGCGGGGAGAATGTATTCCGGTCCAAGCTCGAACTCGTCATACGTCAGGTCTTCGTCTTCAACAAAATCACCGTTTTCATCAATCACCACATCTGCACACCAGCTGTAGAACCGATTATCAAGAACGTTATCAACGTCCAGCAGCGCAATCGGGGCGGCCGCATCAATTTCAAACGTCTTGGTGGTCATGTCTCTCTTCCTTTGCCTACACTATTAATATAATCATTAGCGGACATAAAGTCAACAGCTACATCAAGTCTTTCTTGATTTGGTGTACAGCGTCAGCGACGATTGGAGGATAGTCACCCATATACGTTCCAGCCCACAGCTGATCTTCGTCTATTAGGTGCTTGTGGTGGTGTTCGATCTCGTCCCAATTTTTTCTCAGCTTGCGGACCAAATGGTCATACATCTCATCGGTCAAGATCGGATCATCTTCGATGTAGTATGCATACGCGGCCATCAAAAACCACGGAACAGACAAATTGATATTATCGTCAATACTGTTGATACAATGCTGATCAAGCAGAATGTCGTGGGGAGTTGATCCATCCATGAAAACATCAAGCGAGGGCATAGTAACGCTCCGTCAGCTCGATTTCCAGTTCGTGCGCTTCGACTTCCCAGGGCAGTTCAACATAGTTGACACCACAGTACTGCTGACCCTTCCACGTGGTCGGTTCGCCACACTCGCCCTGAACCAGGTCGCCCCTAATTACCTGCCGAACGTGCACGAGCTCGTGGATAATCGTTGCAACAATTTCCTGGTGCCGAAGAGCACCATTAATTTCAATTTCAGCTTGATCATCGTCAATGCCGTTGCAATAACCCGCTTCGCCAAGCGACAGGTCTTTGCTGACAATAACATCAACGAACACATCGTGATCAATCATACCAAGCTGTTCTGCTGCATACTCGATAATGTTCTGCAGCTCACTGTTGCTGATATGATTGGCTGTGTGACCGTTGACAATTTCATAGATCATGTTGTTGATCTCCTTCTGACACCCTCAATATAGGTGCTTTAATAGAAGATGTCAACTAGTTTTTTGTTCTAATCTCAACATTTTTTGGCACAGAAAACTTGATGTTATCGTGCTTATGGTAAATTACAAATTGGGTGTTGGGGAATTCCATAAACATGTTTTCCCAAATCGGTCTCCAGTTATTCGTAAGCCTCGCGTTATTAGAAGTGCTACGATCACTGTTGAGAAATAGGTCTGACGAGCTGCGCAGGTTGAAATCAAACATGGAATCGAACCCATACATGTGGATTTCATCAGCGCCGAGCTTGTTGGCTGTGTAATGTGTAGCCATGTGGCCACAATTAAAGTCTGTATAGTTTGCAGCATATTTTGGCAACACCAAATAAAATTCTTTGATTTGAGCCGCGTATTTTAGGTAAAAGTCAGGGCGCATTTCTGTAAACTTCTTCGGACGTGCACCAAGTACCCAATCCCCCGGAACAATTACACTACCTTCATCGATAGTCTTCATCATTTTAAAATCTACAATGCACGTTGTATAAACATTAGCAACTGAAAACGGTGGCAAGTTACAAGTAATCTTTAAGCCTTTACTTGGCTTATACATTACAGCATTATCACCATTACCAATAATATGTGCGACTTTGCTCACTTCTGTACCTCTTTAAGAATATGTTGCTTACCTTTCGCACCAGTCCAATGCATAACAACTGGATTGTCTGGTGCGGTGTTGTCTTGCAGGTCGAGACGCAATGTGTTATATTTTCGTGGCAGATCGGTTATGTGTAATAGCCGCCGTATACCAGGGCGAAGTAACTGATGGAGAACTTCTTGATCACCATCACGCGGAAATTGTTCAACTGCAGCTACCCACTCATCCAAAATAATTGGGCGGTCCTTAAATGCGACAACACCACTGTTGTGCCACTTTTCTCCTCGACGTTTTGACCACGGGACATCTTCTACCATAGCAAGTTTGTTTGGTTCAACATTATCAAAAATTGGTAGTAAATTACCTCTAACTTCACAATCAGTGTCGATCCAACAAACATAATTCGCTATCTTAGACGCTTCCTGCATAGCAGCGGGCTTTTTAAACCACCCCTTTGCTTTATGTTTTGTCATGTCTAAAATACCATCGCTTATTATCGCGAACTCATCATGTGCAATCTCCGACATACCAAAATCACAAACTAAGATCTCCGCTCTACCGCCAGGATTGTGTTTTCGAAATTTTCTTAAAAACCAATCCAGCATCCAATCAGTCTTTTTATCACATCCGGTGATAAAAAGTTTATCATATGATTTCATATCCTTCACCATAATTATGTTTAGCCTGTACACCATACTGATTTTGAATCGTTGTGAACGAATCGTGAGCTTCTACAGGCCACGGATAATATTCTTCCAAGAACGGAAACATATCAACATTCAAAAACACATCTGTTGGGCGTGCATGCAATCGAGCTTCTGTGATAATAATTCGGGCGGCTTCTGGTTTAATTCTATATCCGTGAGCGCCAGGGAAATATCTCTTCGATGTTAACGGATTGACACCAAGTCTCAGAGGATCATTGTACTTACCATATGACGGCCGCCCAAGGTTAATACATCCTTTGTACGAAATTTTATCAGGAATCTTATTAACCAATACCGCATCATGCTCAAAAATTGTGTACTGCTGATTGTCTTCAACAGCTTTTTTCCATAGCGTAAAATGCGACAAAAATGCTGCTTGACAATTCTCTGGCCGCGACCACCTCTCCACCAATCCACTAGGATCAATCTTTTCTTGTTTTAGCTTCTGTTCGATGTCTGTGTTTAGAGGTGTGATCGCCGGAAAAATTTCCACCTCCATACCAAAAGACGCCGCAGATTTTATACACCGCTTAGCAGCCTCTACAGATCGATTATTATCGAGAATTGTAATTACATAATTTTTCATTGTGTGGTTGTTGAGGGTAGACCCTGTACCTTTGTATAAAACTTCGTTGAAACACCTAAACGAGCAATTAGCTGACGGCACATTAATGCATCATTAGGCCACAATCCATATTGATTGACTGCATCAAGTAGGTTTCTGGCTCCACGTGGTGTAACTATATATGCAGAGTTACCAGCAAGCCCTTGCGGAACAGTATCCACATCAATCTTAGGAACAGCAACAATTGGTTGATTTGCTTGAGATATCACCTGTTGGTAAAACTTAGATGCTAATCGAGTTGCTCCACGAGGATCATTTAATCCGACGATATCAAACCGGCCAGTGTCAAAGTCTTCTGGCAATTTATTGATAAACATAGCATCATGCTCTAGAACAACGATCGGTTGATTGTCCCTGTAAGCAAGATCCCACAAAAAGTAATGGCTTAGCGCACATGCAATACGTTTATTTGGATCAGCAGTTGGATAGGCCGTTTTTGTCAACCCACTGTGAAAATCAATCTGCTCACCCAACCATGGATAATTCCACTTAATGTTATTCTCGCTTAATAGCCGATCAACATCATGTGGCTGTACAGCAAAAAACTTTTTTATATCAAACTGATTACCAACTTTTTTGCTGCTGTCACATAGTGTACGAAATCCTTGCTCAGATACCGGTGATCCATATACGACGATAGCATATACGTTCACTTGACCACCTCTATAATGTAGCTATCTGGCTCACCACTTAGCTTTCTGTTATCGTGGTCAATTATCTGGCTGTCCCCGACGACCTTGTTCAATGTCGTGCGGAAATAATTCATCTCTAGCTGGTTATATCGTTCCGGGTAGCGCAGCAACCACGGGTGTTGAAGCTGCTGTGATGTCATTGTATCCAGCGGCCAAACGTCTTCAATAAAATATTGTCCCCGATCAGCTACACGCGGCCAAATATTTTTTAGCGTGTCAGCATTAGCTCTTGGTGTATGCAATCCATCATCAATCACAACATCAAACTGAACATCTTTCCACTTGCTGGACATTTGAAACTGTACTCCAGCTTGAGTAGAATCAGTTTTTAACCAATGCACACGAGGATCTTGCAGCACATCAATATCTTCTACCTTTACGCGTGTGAAAATATCAATTCCATAGATCTGAGCTTGAGGAAAGTACTCCAACCACGCTTTTATACTTTCGCCGCGAAAGATTCCCACTTCTAGCAGGTTAAACTGCTTGTCCTTAAAAGACGCAAGGCGATCTTGGTATATCAAATGATAGTGATGCTTTTTAGCTTTATCACATCCAAATTTATTAAATAGATTTTCTAGTGCACTCACAATCTCTTCTCCACTTTGATCATACGCCCATGTCCATCAGAGCTCTTTGCTCCACCGCGAATACTAGTATGTATATCACCATACGGTTGGCTAAGAACTTGATACCATCCCCATTCAGCCGCCCGCAAAACTTTTTGGTTGTGCAATAAGTATACTGTTGCTGGATCAAAGTGCTTAGGCGAATGCATTATAACAATGTCTGGTAAATATTCGCACCAATCATTACTTTCTGCGGTTTGATCAGCGACCCGTACTACATCCAAATTATCTACTCTTCTATGCATAAAACCAACAGGACCTTGATCTTTTGCAACCTTTAACCATTGGTTAAAATTTACTTTGTTGGATAGCTTTGAGTCCCAACGCAACCTAACTATAACATCATATTGGTTTTTGTCAAAAGTTTTTAACAAATCAGCATGTGCAATTATTTGTTTAGTCGAGTGTTTATGTTTTGTATAAGCACGCTGGGATTTTAACCGAACATAATCCTCGTGCTTCTTGTTACGTGATGGTGGTGTGTCAGTAACTGGACAGTAATCAACGGTTGGTTCATCAGACACATATAAGCGATCTTGAATAGGAGAAGGAACCATATGTTGATATCCATCCCACGTATGGTAATAAAAATCAGCAGTATGAAATATTGACTGCTGTTGCTTATTGCGTTCTAACACTGTGTTTTGTGGTAAACGGCATAGGCCAGATACACAGACGGCAACTTTCATTGGTAAAACGTGTTCCTTGTTGGACCAGAAGCAAAATCATAACCCCAGTGTTCAATATCTTTTGCATACCAGTCAGCTACAATTTGGATTGTCTTTGCTGTATATATGTCTTTATACGATCCTTTGTTTAAAGCTGTAACATTTCGCGCGCGGCTCATAGCAACCACATTAAAATAATTACACAAATCTTCGTTAAGATTCTCAAACCTTAACATGTCACATCTGACTTTACCATCATTATCACAAACATGATCAAATGCAGGATACCACCCACGAACAGCGCGGTGCCACATATATGGTTGATTTCCCCACTTATGGCGTTCTTCCAAAAACGCCTCAAAGCTAGAAACATCTGCATAACTGGCAGGAACCTTTTTCTCTACCTCAATAACCTTTTTCGCAAAAAAGTACCGAGAAACAACCCTATCCCATGGGTTACGAATTACAGCAAATGCCTGGTAATTGTTTTGTACTGACTGTTTAAGATCTCGCCACCGAGCATGTTCATAGCCATGATGATCGCCCAACGAATTCATTTTATCAAGCAGTGCTTTGGTGTACTCTGCACTTTTATGATTGTTTGGAGATGCTACAATAAATTTACCCGCGAGAACAGGACTCTTACGAATAGTCATACCCGCATTTTTAGGAATGTGTATAAAAATCTTTTCAGCAATCATGCTCGTTGATCCATTCTAGCTTTTATTTCTGTTGAGCTGATTGACTGTGTATACGGAAGATAAACCAGAACAATCTCACGTTCGTCCAACCACTGTTGAGTAAACTGCATCTGGGAGTAATAGTCACGATTTGCCCAATCTGTGCCAATAGCAATTATATCTGGTTTGACGCGTTCGATTGCTGGCTTGCTATCTGCTCCACCCGTATTAGCAACTACCTGATCAACATATTTACAAGCCTGTAAAACTTCATATCGTTCTTCATATGTGCAAACAGGACCATTGCCTTTATAGCTTGCAATAAACTGATCAGTGTTTAAGCTGACAACAACTTTATCTGCAATTCGTGTGCAATTACGTAAAAAGTTTACATGACCCGCATGAAACAAGTCGAAAGTACCCCCGGTATACAATGTTGTGTACCTAGGCCCTCGAGACGATAGTGGTCGAACAACAGACATTACTGAACCTCATTGATCAGCGCTTGAACGTTTTCACCTCGCGCTGGTAGTTTATCTTTTAGGAAGAAATGTACAAAGTGAGCATCTTGCACATACTGCGGCTTAACTGCTTTATATAGACAATTCCAAACATATGGCAGATTGACCACTTTCATCTTTTCTTGCTTAACCCAAACGTTGAGCAGCGTTTGATCAGTTGACCATTTCCATGTGCCGACACCATCAACAAACGGTTTAAATTCAGGGCGCATTAAAAATTGCTTGGGTGTTTGTCCTCGCAAATACTGCTGAATATTTTTGTTAATCACCATCATACCCATGTTGTAAAACTCAGCGCCACGATTATTCCACTTCCAATCGATGCTTTTCAGGGTACCATATTGCATCCGTGAATAGTTTACCACCTTTGCAACATGTTGATCAGTAATCGGAGCATCACGCTCAACAACACCACCGAAGGAATACTTTTCCGGAACCTGTTCAAATATGTTTGGGGAATCGGGTCGGATCCAAATGTCACTGTCGATTATTGCAATTTGATCATACTTTGGTAGGTATGTAAATGCATTCTCCTTTTCGAAGATAGGCAAATACCCGAGACGCTCAACAGCTTCTCGGCTTCGATTAGTGGCAAACGGGTCTGGTTTAATCATCAAAATCGGAGTACGTTGGACAATATGATCAATATTATGCTTCTTGCAGTATTCGGCTACCGATGCAATACAATGATCATATAATTTAGATCTTTTACCCACGTACACCTGATATATCATTCTCTTCATGATCGAATTCTCGTAATAATATGATTGTTGTGATATACAATAATTTGGTTCGCAAGATCTGTCGCTTGATCTGCGCCCTCCCGGAAACGATTTTTCTTAATCCCTTCATCAACAAAATATTGCAGGTTACTTAATGTTCCTTGCTTTCGTTCCTGAGGCAAAGTAAAGCCATCGACAATGCTTTCCCACTCGGAACGAGCATTCAACACATCAAATATTGTATTCACTTAAACATCTCCGACAACATAATTATAAACATGCTTCCAATTCTTTAGTACGGGGACAAGCCATTCTTGTTGATTGTGTCCATGTTCGATCAGCACCGAGTCCAACCCAGCGTTAAGACCAGCGATGGCATTTTCCGGCTTGTCTTCGACCCACAATAAAGCACTATCTTTGTACTCAGCAAGAGCATCATCTTTATCAGCCCCTGTATCCAGGTACACAAACCGGTCGAAGACCGTCTCACCAAATAGCCGCTGGAGGTTCATTGTCCGTAGCTTTTGAGCATACGGATCAAGTGAGAGTGAAGTAATTACATGGAACATGTAGCCATGTTGCTCATGCAGCTTTTTCACGTAATGAATTGCATCACGCAGAGGAGGAACAAAACCAATTGCGGCCGATTGATTGAACAGCCGTATTAGCTCTTTCATATCAGGCCGTTCAATACCATACCGCAAATGCATATCATAATCAAGCACATGCGGATGCTGCTTTAGATATCCGTTTTGTTCCATCCACGAGTCAAAAGCGCCCTCCCAATCCAAGAGAACGCCATCAACATCAGTTAGAATTACTCGCTTCGAAGTCATTATCCAACCTTCTTATCACTTCCACATCAAATATAGTGTCTTCATCAAAAGAAGTCAACGCTTGTTTTTGTCTGAGGTCGTCAATAGCCTGGTCAATGGTGGTCCAGTATACCCACGAAACCAAGCAATGCACATCATCGCGGAACAAAAAATCAATTAACCAAACTAGATTAAACTTGCCTTGCCGCTTCCAAGCCCAGTTTCTAGCAGAAAACGATTGGTTAGATGAGCCCCCAAGCACCGTGTTTAAAACAATTGATAATGAAGTGACAACACGCCGAACATACCTTCCAAACGATGAATACCAAAACCCTAAATCATCACCACTGTTCATCATCTTCCAACTCATCATCTTCGCAATATTCCCAAATGTAGTTTTTATACTTTGGCTGCGTTTTACGCTCTTCATGAATACGACGAGCGCGTTCCAGATAGTTGTTCTTATTGCGATCACGTTTTTTATTACGTGGATCAAAACGACTATACTTAGCCATTGTTAAAATTGTCCTTGTCCATAATTACCAATTGTGTTTTCGATTTCCTGGGCAAATTCAGTATACCCTCCAACATGTCTGTTGTTCCAGATGATTTGAGGAACCGTCTTTGCACCAGGAAACCTTTGTTTAAAGTCTTGCTGTGTTTGCTTATCATCTACGGTTATATACTGATAATCAAGAGAATATTGCTCCGCGAGACGCTTCGCCTTTTCACAAAACACACATGAAGATGTGCCGTAGATGATAACCATTATTCTACAGTTTCTCTACCAAGAACTTTGTCTACTAGCTTTTTAACCCATGCAGGTTGTGGAAGAAAATTCCATCCCACAATTAAACCTACAACAGCTCCAATTAGCATTTCAACCATTTTTTGCCTCCAACATTTCCTTTGTTAAAATATAGTCTCGTACTAGACCTGAACGTACAATATCATCCCAGTTAAAATTTATAACGGTGAACATATTCAAATGTTCCACAATGTCCATAAACCTAAACAAGCCATCGCGTTCATCCTGGAATCTTAGATCGGTTTGTTTATAGTCACCACAAAAAATAATCCTACACCCTTTACCAACTCGTGTCATTACTGTGTCCAACTCGTTAAAATTCATATTCTGCATTTCGTCAACAACGACAACAGAATTCCTCCATGTAACACCACGCAAATATGATGTGGTGTCAAACTCAATCACCTTTCCCGATACAGCCTTATTATATGAAGATCCTTCTCCAAACAACTCATCGCAAATTTGTTTATATGGACTCTTAAAAGGATCTTCTTTTTCCCCTCGTGTACCCGGAAGAAAACCTTGATCTCTTGTCGGGACGGTCGATCTAATAATTACAACCTTTTCTTGCGGTGTGTTTTCATCTAGTACCGTCTCGAGGGCAAGGTATAGAGCAATAAATGTTTTACCAGTACCAGCACTACCTGCTAGCACCATGTTAAATCCCTCATCCCACGCCCCAAACGCTTTTTCTTGATTTAGCGTAATAGGATCAAATTCTAATAAGTCATCCAAGCGGACAGACATACTGCCGTTGGGCTTTTTTTCTCTTTTACCCATCAGTCATTAATCGTATTATTACGACCTGTTCCCGATTTTACTCTGCTGAGAACTTCTTTCCACCCATCCCCAGCTTGCCGCAACGTACCATGCCGTGCGGAAACAAATGATGGTGTCGACAGCTGTTGTGTGTATTCTCCTGATTGGATTAGAGACTCGCGCTCTGACAGAGAAAGCGTCATCTCTTTGATCTCTCCAGTGGTGTTGTTCTTCATCGTGTATGTTGGCATCATGTTCTCCAAGTAATCGGCTGGTCAGCTTGACCAGCCGACCTCGTTTCCTCCTTATGCAGCTACTACCTTGACCTCAGCAATACGACTTTCGATAAAATTCAGCTTACGTTGCAGTTTGTTGAGTGTTTTAGTCTCACCTTTTTTCTTTAATAGGTCAATATACTCACGCACCTGCTGTGAATCATTTAGAAGTCTTTCGTACTGGATCTTTGTCATGTCTGCTCCTTATTGTTATTGTACGTTAATACGACTTACTTTTGGATAAGGTTTGGAAATGCCTCCTCTACTAGTTTTTTGGTGATGCCTTTGGCAGGTTGCTGTTTGTTGATCATTTTACAGACCAACTCAGCGTCCTTCGGATGAATAGACTCTACTAGGCGAACAAACATCGATTCCCGCTTTAAAGCAGGAAGTTTGTCACCGGGTCCACCCTTGACGAAGTATTTAAATTGAATGTTTTGTTTAAGCAGGTTGCTTGGGATAGCTTTTTCTTCGCATGGTTCATATGGTACTTTACCTCCAGGTAAATTCCATTGAACAACTTCATCGAATGTCCCGCGAAGAATATCTTTCAAAGCCCACGATTCGTGCTTACGCAGCATATTTATTTTTTCTTGTCTAGACTTAGCTTTACTCGCCATTTCAACAACTTCAAAAACATATTTTGAGCTTGTGATCGTCATCAAATAAAATCTCCAATGTCCTCAATTAATCGGCGGCATCGATTTTGTATTAAATAGTTTAAAACTTTGCCACGCTTTTCATATTCTTTGTTTTGCTCATCAAAGGTATTTAGGATTTTCTGTTTGACGGGATCGGGTGTTTCGCTAAGATCAATCAGTTTTTTATTACGCAAATAATTACGATACACTTGCTCACCAAGAGCATGAGGGTCTTTGATTAATTGCTCCAATGCGTTATTGCGCAACGGGGTTTGTCTAATACCTTGTTGCGTAAAGATATCATCAGCTGACAACACGTTTGGTACACCATCATCCTTGTCGCCACGAAGGATCAACTTTTGTAACTCCAATCGAGGGTTATCAATTTTTATCAATTTTTTCAATGTTGGTGAATACTGAGCGACATTGCTGTACCGTTGTAATTGTGCGAAATCCTTGTCAGAAGATACAATCATTACAGGCTCGTGTTGGCCAAACTCTTGTGTACGCTCCACCAACACCGCTATTACATCATCAGCTTCACATTGATCAACTTTGATGGTTTTGTAAGGAAAGTGTTGTTGTAACTCTTCATAAACTTTGTTGATGATTTCAAACACATTTGACCAATCTATTTGATCCTGCTCGCGGGATTGTTTGCGTTTATGTTTGTAATGAGGAAAGTATTGATATCGCCAATTTTTTTGACCATCATTGGCTATAACAATTTCTCCATATTCCCTATGATAACGCTTACGGTACATACGAATGCTGTTAAGGATCATATGGCGAATAAGATCCTCTTCTATAGCTAGTTTCTGCGTAACAATATTGCTAATAGCAATTGCGTTGTAATCAATAATAATCAAGGGGTCATGCTTTCTATGATATCATCAATTTTCTGTTGGATCGGGTCGTTATGTTGATATGTGCCGTTAGCGATCACAGTTTGGCGATATTGGTCTTTCAACTCCAACATTTCCTGTACAACGTCACCATACACTTCATCAACAATCGATCTAGCAACTTGTAGTTTGGTCATGTCAAGTACGATTTTTTTATCAGCGGCTGATAGTAGCATAGCGTCACTAATAAACTGCGCCGCACCGAGAGATACATTAAAATAATATGTAGTACCACCCAGCCGATCATTCTGTTTCCATTGATAATCCATTTTTGCCGTCGTGACCGGCTTTCCGGAATATTGCTCACCTTCTGATGTGACCTTCATCATTTTAACAAAATTAGTCGTCTTTTTCATCGCCATTTTTTCCCATAGTTAGAATGTGCTTGCGGTGGATTTTTGCGCCAACAAAAGCGTTGTAATATTCATCTGGCTTTAATAGAGCGTCCGTTTCTAGTTGATATTTCAACTCGTAGTACGAACACTCACCTTTTGATTTACACAATTTTAATATAATACGCCGATAATTGTCAACACCATTTTGTTCAACTAGTTGTTGAACCTCCGAACTTGACCCATAGTAATCGCGCCAGTCTGATTCAACCAGCACACGCTTACGAGTTTTCCGGGTTTTTGTTTTTGGTAAAATTTTTTTATTCCAAAAAAACTTTTTGCCAATGTATTTCTTATTGGTGTTTTTTTCAATAATGATATAAACAAACCCATAATAGTCATCAATATTATATTGATCGGTGTCAAAGCGGTGAATAAAACTATCATGAGTAATGCCATACTGAGGCTGAGTGTTAATGTACCACATAAAAAATATCCCTATCATAATGATAGGGATATTTAGTCATCTATTAATCACACTCTTCGTATTCTGTTTGTTCACCACACATCGAGCATATTGTTGGAACCTCTTCATCTTCAACAACTGTTACAATTGTTTCGATGTCACACACTTCACATACTGTTACCCATTGCTGTTCCATTGATCCTCCTTAGAACGTTATATCGCAGGCACCGCCATGACATGATATCGCGCCCATTGTATCTATATCTGTGTAGGTTTTGCTGTCAAGTTGATTCTTGAAATCAACTGGCTGCATGTTCTGTTGAATCTTCGTCCACTTGTGAAGTAGGAAAACATCTTTCAGACAGTACTCAGTTGTTTTTAGATCACCATCGAAATAATTAGCAGCAAACTTGTGGTATCTACGAATCCAATCGCGACGAATGTCGCTGAGCTCACCACCCTCACCCTCAACACGTTGAGCTGCGGAACACGCTTCCCACAGGTTATTGAACCCAGCTGCTCGTGTGTCAACAATCAGGCCTGCTGCAAACAACGCCGCGCGTCCATATCGCATAACGATCTCTTCTTCTGTCAGAACTTCTGTCATTGGCGCTTGATGGAAATCCTTATCCCCAGATCCAGCAAGGAATGAAACGCCCGCAAAATAATGACGGTTTTCATATAGGTAATCTTCTACTTGTGTCCACTGATGTGGCAACACTGTCACGGTGTTTGACACATTGTGTCGCAATCTAGCGTCTGTGCAAGTTTCAGGCCGTGTTCCTGCTTCAACCCAATTTTGCTGAACAGTACGAACTTTCTCTAGCAAATTGACGCCAAGTAGCTCATCGCGATAAAAAGACCCCTCTGGGGAAATAATAGGAAACGCCACAACGTAATCTGTATTGTTTGCGGACCACACACTTTCCTCAACCATGTAAGGATTAGTTTCCGCAATTAACTTGGCAACTTCGTTGTCTTTGTTTAGTTGAATGTGGCGTAGATACCTAGGAGCATGCTCTGCGTGAATACCAGATGATGTTTGTAGAAGAACAGATGCGTTTCCTGATGGTTTAACACAAGTTGTCCGAGCAGCGACATTAATACCAATCAACTCCGCGACATCTTCATTAACCTTTTTAACGATCTCTGCTCCCTTTCGCTGGATATCAGCATCAAGAAGAACATCGGGATTGTTCATCCATCCCGTAACAGAAACGCCAAGTAGCGCCTCTCTTTCAAAAATATGTTTTGTTGTCTCTGTTAGATACTTGAAGTCAGTGTAACCAGCTTGCAGTGTGCCTAGAATTGCAGCTGCACGGCATGCTTTATAGAATTCTTCTTCTGTCGTACACTTGCCACCATTAATTTCTGCTAGGTTACATCCTTGCCATCCTGAGACCCCCTCATAGCTTGGCAGCATGCCAATCTCAACACAAGGGTTTGTTGTGAATTCTTTATCATCAACAAAGTAAAAACCAGGCTCACCAAACTGCTTGATAGACTGCATAATGTTCTTAAACTGTTCGGCAGTTACCTGATCACGAACAACAACAGCACTATTGTTAGAACGTCCGCGCTGGGGGTTTTCAATAAACCAATTACCTGTCTTAGCTTTGATCATCGCTTCATCATCAAGGCTAAACAGACAAATCGTAGCTGACCGACGGACGCCACCGGCAAGAACAGCATCTGCGAGGAACATACAAATATCGTAAACGTGAATTGGCTCTAAGCGAGTTTCACCTTTAAGCACAAGACCTTGTAGTAGGTGTTCAATCTTGTCAAGAGCGCGTCGAAGAGGTTCTGGTCCTGGTGCCTTAAAACCACCAGAGATTTTTGCGCCTTGGGGGCGAATATTCTGAAGGTCGAAATATACTTTGCGGCCTTCATATTCGGGAAACTGCCCCCCTCCAACAAAAAACGAGCTGAGCAACACACCAGCACAGTTTGCCCACCCCTCAACACTATCTTCTGGAACATATGATTTTGCTTGCTTTCTACGTTCGGCAATATCTGGCAACTTCGCGACATGATGCTTTTGCACTGAGAACCCCGCTCCAGCGCCGCAGAGAAGCACGTAGAACAGCTCTGCGAAGAACCTTGGGCGGTCAGCATAGGAGCTAACACAATTGTACATTCTCATCTGATGTTTAAGAAGTTGCTCACCTCCAAACTGCAATGCGCGCTGTGCTCCAAGGGCGTATTGCAGTTTGTACAATGATTCAGCTTCATCGATTAATTGAGCAAGACGCTCTGTCATTACACCTTTGTAATAGTCGCGGTGCATGTTCATCACACGACTAACGGATTCTTCCCATGTTTCGTATCTTTCTAACTTATCATCCCACCTAGAATAACCTTCGTAAAACTTTGTTTGGCTCATCAATTCACGAGCATCTTTATCTTTATGTGTGGGAACAGTTTTTAGCATGGAGAACCTCTTCTAAAGTCAATAATAGCCGACCCCATTTGTAAGGTGGGGCATTCGAACGTATTGTTTATGGATAGTATTATATAGAAATTTGCAAAACTCGTAAACGCGCATTTCCCGCGTTTACGAGTGTGGTAAAAAAATATTTATTTTATTTAATCTAGTTGACCGTTATAAGCTTGCCCGCCCTCATACGCCAAACGAGAACGCATCATATCATGCCAAGCAGCTTCCTCTTGAGCGTTCATATCGCTGACCCAATTAGCTTCGTATTTGATTGAGTTTTCATAATATACAATCAGCTGCTTTTGCTGCTCAACGTATCGCTCTAGATCTGCCATGTTTAATGACAGTCGCTGATAACCATCAATTGTGGTAGCTACAGCAACAAACGTTCCATTATCATCACGGAACCTATCTTTAAAATCTTCCAGATTCTTTTCCGTAACAACATACCACTTGACGTCTTGCATCTCAACGCCGTCGGGGCGAGGTTGAATAGGAATGTTTGGGGCGACGTACTGTGTTCGAATTACTGTCTCACTGGTCGGTTGGCTGCACGCGGTTAGGATCAGTAATCCGCTCAATGCGATCAAAGACTTGTTTAGTACCATCATTAATTCTTCTCTCTATCAATCCTGGCTTTTCGTATGCAAGGTGTTCCAGGTCATGCTCATCAAATAAACCACGCAAGTCATTAACAACTTGCTCGGCAGCTCGGTTCTGCTCGATTAGTTGGCGATTCAACAATTCAATTCTTTGCTGATCCGCTAGCAGTTTTTCAATTGTTTGTTGGTTTTGCTCAGCTGTTAGTCTTAGTAGCTGATTTTCCTCAATCATTTGTTCGCGGGTCTCTCGCAGATTGTTAACATATCTTTCGATAAAAAACGCCCCACCTACCGCTATTGAAGCAATAATACCCAGCGCATATAATCTCCACATATCACTTTTCCATATATTTTCTGAACCTCTTTAGAAGTACAGGAGGACGATCTTTACGATATCTTCTATCGACCACTATCTTAGCTTTCATCGTTGGAGGCAACGCTACAGATGCATTTCCTATTGATGTCGCCGGTGCAGCTTCTTCATTAACACCATACTTGTCGCGGTATAGCTTAGCTAACTCCCGAGGACGTAATCCAACATTATAAGAACGAGAAACTGTAAAAGCATGACCTTCAATTGAAGACGATGCCCCTTTGCTTTTGTATAGGCGATCTAAAGCTTTCAATGCTTGGTCTACTTTGTATTCGTTATCTGTTTGAATACGCTCATTGACGTTGCTGTTTGGCATCTGACTCTTAATCCATGCTTTGGCAGGAGAATTATTGGGTGTTTTCTTTGCCCACTGAGATATTTTACGATACACGGACAACGCAGCACTCTCGAAATTTGACCCTTCTGAATTGTCGATAATAAACATCTGCCGCCCAAAATAATTTTGAAACTTGCCAATATTCTTTTGAACAGCCTTCCACATATTTTCGACTTGATCAGCGGGCAATTTCCTGGATCGCATATTGTTGCGAAGCTGTGCTGTATCCAAATCTGTATTAACAAAAATCATCGCAACTTCATACCCAAGATCTTTTAACATTGAAGCTTGCTTTTTAATTTTTGGGTAGTCTTTACCAGTACCATCTATTACTAGACCCAAACGGCCATCAATAGCTAATTGCTTTTTTTTACCAGTTAATGCTTTAGCTTGCCCTCGAATTTCTTGTCCCCGTTTACTGAAAATGTTTTCAGGAGTGGCTTCCATTCCAGCTTTCTTTAGAGCAACTTCAAATGCATCATCACTGTTGATAACTTTAAATCCTAGTGCCGTCAGAGCGGTTTTGCCGACAATAAAAGACTTGCCAGAACCAGGTCCTCCAGCTAAAAACACAGCTTTAAAAATCGATGGGTCGTTTACACCTTCTTGTATGGTCATGTCTTTAACTCTCCAACAGTAAAATAGATCGCTTGGTTGGATCTAACATGTATTCCCTCGTATATATTTAGGCCGTAGATTTGGCCAACTGGATAGGCATCTTCTCCAACTCGAACATAATCATCCTTGCGAACCAACTCGTCGCACGTTTCGTTTAGTACTTTGTTGTGCCGTAATTTGTAACTACCAGGTGATAACCGACCATCTTCTAGTATAAACCAATCACTGCTTTCATCGAGAAAATCTAACGGTTCAAATCCATAGTGTTGTAAAGATAAATCTAACTGCTTTTGAGAAACACCAAATTTTTCTTTTAACAAGAATAGTGCAGCTGCGTAACTCGCAAGCACAGAACGGCCGCCTGGAGCCTTCTCTAATAACTTCTTTAGGTTAAAAACTAAACGGTGGAATGATGTGTAAGCTGCACGTTGCTCAGGCGATGAGACCTTTACCGACTTGTCTCGCTTTCCGTTTTTGTCAATTAGTCCAAGTTTATACGCTTGCGTTTCCTCAAATGGCGTGACCAATAGTTTGAGGAATCGTAACGTGTATACAAAATCTCCGGCGCGTTTTACAATTGACATTATATCTTTCTCAGTGCATCAACAATCGTTGGATCCATGGGAATATTGGTATATTGATCATTACGAATATATTTTAGAAAAATTAGAAACGGCTTAATATATGTCCAATGCTTGTCTTCTAATTTTAATTGTAAAATATTCAAACCAGCTTCAATACCAAACACATTAAAAACAACAATTAAATGATTAAGAATTAATCGTTCTGATAATTTACCAGTTTCCTCATAACGATTTAACAGTCTTTTAATGTATTTAAATCGTTTAAGATCTTCTTCAAACTCTTCTGCATCAATATACTTAGGATTGTAATAATGCTTAGCAGCATATAACAAAAGATTGTCTTCAGTTAACTGGAAATTCATAACAATTACTTTTACTAGGAAAAGAAGGTTTTCATCCGCTCGACTAAAGTTTCTTTTTTGTATCGACGATCTAGTTCAATCCCATGCTGCCGTCCATACGATTCTAGCTCATCTTTTGTCATCTCATCCAATGACTTGTTGTTTGGAGGAGCTTCATTTAATTGCTGTGGGGCTGGTGTTGTCTTTTGTTCTACCACGATGTTCTCCTTACCATTATATGCATCAATGTCTCGCTGAGAGAGTTTACGGGCAGCTAATAGCTCTCCTGTGCGAGGGTGTCTCCACCCCTCGCGAGAAGGAACAGCATGTTTAGCCCAGTTTGGAGGTTTAATTGCCATGTTTTTTTCCGTTGACCTTTTGAAAAACCTGTGTAAAATAAGAGCAGCGCCCTTAGAGGTGGCTGCAGATTAGGAGCTTTTAACAGCCTTACCTTTTGTAGTATCTGTAGGTGTTTGCATCTTGTCGCCCTGAGGATTATCTCCACGACGCATAGGAGATTTTACACCAGCCTTTGCTGCTGCAATAGTCTCTGCTGCTGCTTTAGCACCATCAATACCAGAGTCTTGACCTTGAAGACCCCCATGCTTAGCAACAAACTCTTTTTCTTTACCAGATGCCTTTGAATCAATTGGCTCTGGTGCTGTTGCATTTTTATAGTGTTCTGCGCGCTTCTCAATAATCCGATTGTAGATTGGTCTAGACTTTTGTTCTGTTCGCGTTTCTTTCTCAACAGCCTTTGTTACTTTCTTGCGACGGTTGTGAAGATACTTATCTGTAGAATCAGTATCACCATCATTGTCGATATCTTTATCGTCACGTTCGTCGTAATCACCTTCTAATTCATCCTTATCTACAGGATCTAGCTTCTTTTTCTTTTGCTCCGCAAGCAAAACTTCTTTATAAGCTGCTGCGATGCTTTTAATGTCCTTAGTTCTCATTTAAACTCTCCTTAAAAGTAAAATGCATTAATTAAACCTGCTATCGCAACAGGAATTATAACCCATACTAGCTTAGTAATGTTGTTGAGCACACGTGTGTTCTCGGCAATCTGTAATGTGTGCTCATCCAGCTTTTCACTATGGCGATTTAACCTCTCTATTTCATTTTGACGCGCCGTCTCCAGCGATAAAATCTTCTCTTCAGTGCGAGCTAGGCTAACCATAGCATCAGTAATCTTATCGATTTTACGTTCAACTCTGTCAAATCGCTCGTTGATAGCCTCTACGTGAAGCATGTGGGTATCTTGATCAGACATCTGTTAACCTTATTAACCTTATTTATATTTTTGTTTGCTAGTACGTAGAACATCAGCAAACGCTTTGCGGCGTTCTACACGCTTCTTAATTGCATCCTTAACATAATCATCTGCTGTCTTTGGTGGATGGTACTTTCCACTTTTGTCGCGATATCCCCCACTGATAACACGAGCCTCATCAATATCATTATCAACTTCTTCTTTGACAGCTTTTAGTTGAGATCCTTTTGCCTTCGCGGCTCCAAGGCTATATCGAATTCGATTTGGTGATAAACCAATTGGTTTAACGTTATACGTATCATCGCCAAACACATGAATAACTTCGTGCTTGTGTCCTTTATGGGGACCAGTTGTGGCAATTACTACATCACCCTTTTGATATTGGTGACTACCTTCCTTGAGGTCGCTTACCTTACTGATGTTATTTTCAGCAACCTTTTTTGCTGTTGCTGTTGCAATTGCCATCTTCTTATCCATTGGCATATCTGGATTGTCGCGTTCAATTGCTTTAGCTATTTCTTCGCGCTTGCGCTTTTCTGCTTTTGTAAGAGTTTTTTCTACAAGCTGCTTAAAGTTTTTCATTGGTCCATGCCCCTGTTAACTTTAATCATTCGACGGCGGCGTGCTTTGTCAATGATTCGATTGTGCTTTTGTTTTAATTGCTCACGCTCCTGGCGTTGGCGCTCTTTCATTTTCTCACGCTCAGATTGCATATTATCTCGTGTGGTCAAAATATCTTGCTCTGAAACAGTTTGTCCGGGAGTAATCTTCTTTGCCTTTTTAGTAGATTGTGGTGTGCCCCACTCAGGTTGATCTTTATACAAACGATCTGTGTGTTTTTGTTCATAGCGAACGATCTTGTTTGGTGTTTTAAAATTCTTCTTACGCATGATTGTTTTTGCCACAACGTCAAACTCATCGTTACGAGGATCATACTTAACAACAATTGGCATGTTTAGATCGCTTTGCATGTCTTTAATTACAACTTCAGCATTCTTTTGTGATTTTAAAGGACGCCCTTGCTTTGCATAGATTTTCTTAATCAGTGAAGCGACCTCTGCCATCTTAATACATGGGTCGTTACGATCATCGCCAAGGCGCTCGCCAAAATGCCGTGTAAACTCGAAATCGATTTTATACTTCTCAAACATTCGATCAACAAACTTTTCAAACGCTTGAATGTGCTTGCGAGAAACTAAATCACATGTATTTGACTGTTCAATTAGTTCAATATCGTCTAACCACTTGCGTAATCTTTGACCATTACCTTCAACAATAACATAATTTGGGCCGCGAGTCGCAATTTTCATTACTTGGTTTGTTTGCTTTACAATTACATCATCACCTTCAAGAAATATTTCACCGGCAACATATTGCTCTCTTATAGAAGATACAGGCTGCAATTCTATATGGCGAGTAAACTCAGAAGCCTCTTTTAACCCTAAACCTCTACGAACATCATTAAACAACTTTTTCGTATCACGGTCGGACATTGAGCTTGGAACACCTTGTGCAAACGATGTGAAGTCCCTGTCGACAGCAAAAGACCTCATTTTAGACGCCGACATTCCTTCTACACCTTCTGCATCTGGATCTCGCTCTCCAGCAGATATCACTTTGATCGACGCGAAGTTGTAAAATCCATGCCGCGCTTTCTGCCCGTTGTATTTGTTTAACAGTGTCTCAAATTCATTAACACGATCAGAACCAACAACCATCACGAGGCGTCTATATCCTTGATTATACAACTCAACAGCAGCTTCAATTGCAGTGCGAACGTTTTTATTAATCATTATGTTCCGCGCATGCTTGGGGAACATCTTACGCACGTGCTTAACTTTATCTGTATATTCTAATGGATTCTTTTTTGAATCGTGAGATTGACTGAGAAACACTTTGTAGTCATGTCGTCTCGCGCTGCTAGATAGTTTTTCTAGCAGTTTACCATGGCCAATTGTCGGAGGGTTCATTCGGCCAAACGTAAAATAGACCGTTTGTTCCTCTTCAACAAGAAACTGAGAAAATGAGCTAATATTAGTCATTAGATGGCTTACCTTGCCGCCTCTGGAGTTCTTTTTTACGGACCTTCGGAAGCATTTTGCGTGCCAAACGATCAATCCGTGGGCCCATCTTATCTAGGCGCTTTTCAATCTCTTGTCTACGCTGAAACGTCATCTCACCTTTGTCTTGATTCTTAGCTAGCTTGCCAAAGATCGCTTTGCGTGCATGTTTTCTAGCGCGCTTCTCCAATGTTTCCTTAGATGCCATCCGCCGTTTTGCGCGCTGTTGACCCAACTTAATTCGCGACTTGATTTTCTTCATCATTCTTGCACGAGCGCGGCGCTGTGCAGCATCAAGCGCTTCGCCAAGGTCTGATACTTCTTTTAGATCCTGGTCGTAGATAATCTTGTCACCAACTTTTGCTTCATCCAGTGATCCGCTACCGGATGTAAGGCTGTAGCTACCTTTGTGACGAGAACCGTCCCAAGCATGCATTACACCCTTCTTATTGTCCTTTGTCATTTTCCAACCCATTCGCTCGACCTTGCCCTTCCATGTAGCAAAGGAGGTGTGACGAGTTGCTTCTTCAAGATCACTTCCACGCTTTTTCATCTCAACACCAATTGCTGATTGAACATGCTTTAGCTTGTGAGGTAGTAATTTCTTACCTTTACCTTTATTAACAACATAGTCTTGATGATCTTGCTTTAGTTGTTTATTAGTCTTCAAGCTCATAATTTGACTAAGCGTTTTTTTGCTAATCATATTATCAGTAAAGGATTCTTCAACATCCGCGCGCTTACGCTTGTGGGCGTTCTTCTTTGTCTGCTCAGGCTCACCTGGAGTATAGTCAACGTTCAGGTAGTTGGTAAACTTTAGATTTTTCTTCATAGTTGTTCCCATTTAATCTATCGTTGCCATCCTTTAAGAATATCGGGGTTAAAATTGTTGTGGGAGAATTCCATGCGGTCGACAATTTTAAGAGCGTTTCCTCCAAGTTTGTCTATACTAACGTAACCTTCATGACCAGTGGTTTTAAATCCATATCGCGTTTTAACAAACGTTCCAATTCTTTGCAATCGATTTAAAGTATTTATAAGTTTAATTTTAGCGGTTACAATTGCTTTCTGCAAGTCAAACATTTTTACTAAATTTTGTTTATTTTGATTTGAAAAGAACTTTAACAATTGATCGCGCTTTTTTATCTGTGTCGTTTGCCCCCGAACAGTTTTTCTTTTTTGAATTTCTTTTTCAAATTTTTGGTGAATCCAATGAATAAGATGTTCAACATGCTTTTTAGTATCTTTTATGACTTCTCCTTTACGTACAAAACTATTGTTAAACGTTTCTATCATTATAGCAAGATCGCGATTACGTTCTAGTTCTCTTAACGTGCTACCTTTAATTTGATTGAATATCTTACCTGCTTCCGACAGAGCGGCAGTTACCTGTTCGGTTTCCTGCTTAGACATTGTTGCGTTGGTCATATCACGAAGCATAGCATCTTGCGACCACACATTGCGCGACTTTTTGAACTTTGTTACATCGACACCATATGACGCCTTCATGTTTTCAAACGTAGACCCACTGTATGATGTGTGCCACACAATACCTATCTTGGATTTGAGAATAGTCTTAGCTTCAGGGGAATCAAGCGGTACCGCATAAACGATTGTGTTCGGGTGAAAGGTTATATACTTTTCACCGTGGATCTTTTCCTTTTTTAGGTCTCCAGGACCAAACAAGAAGTCTCCCTGAACAACACCTTTGATTCCTAATTCTGGTAAATAAAGTAATGCAGCTTTCATCTTGTTTGCTAGATCGCCAGACATATCTTGATCAATCTGCTCAGCTGTTTTATACACCTTTGGATTCTTGTTGAATACACCCTTCTTAGCGACGAAGAACGCGCCGTCTGACGGGTCTTGACCAGCAAACACAGCAGGAGCCCCATCCCATTTTACACTAACGCTTCCTTGGTGAACTCCACCAAGCATATCGCGAAGAGATCGAAGTGCCAGAATAGCTTGCCGAGTACCATCTACACCGCCATAGATCACCTTGTCCTCAAGTCAAAGATGCGTCATATGGGTGTTTTTCTGTTCTGTGATATAAGACTTAAACTGTTCCATAATCGGCTTTTACCTCCTTTCTCTTAATCGTACGACCCCTACGATAACCTTCAGGTTCTGTTCCCTCAGTTATATACAGATTATTAGTCCCATCTGTATACCATTTTAAATTCTTTTCAGATACAGCGCTTCTACCGTACATTGGATTGTTTTTGCCAGATTTATCCCGCTGTTGCATTTTCTTCATTTTATTCTTGATCATTATTCCTTCTTTAACAAATAATCACCAATGCATGTTACGCGAGCATTGTTGGTTCTAACAGAAATTCTTATGTCAATATCTGTTCTAGCATGCAATGTAAATGGAATCACAAAATCTGTTTTACAAGGGCCCCCATCCCCAGAAACCTCATACGCATGTCGAACGTGAAACGATTGCTCGTTTGGCGCCCGTACGTACATAGATCCCGAAGCATCCGCTGCTTTTGTGATTGTGCTTATTCCTTGTAACGGAAAAGCAGTCCAACCATTAGGCACAGTATACGTTGCCATCAATGTCGTTCCGTTACCTGCGTTTATCTGACCAACAATTGTGTTAACACGGCGCAGTGTAATGTTGCCTGTATTATTTGGAGAACCGTTGGAGATTTCCGCGTTTAACAATCTAATATACGACCGTGTGGTGTTTTGAGTTGATGTAGATAATGTCAAGGTCTCTTCGGTTAAATCATAGTTAGAATCAAGTCCAACAATTGTTAGTGACGATCCTGAATCTGCTACATCCCCCGCTTGAACAACTAGAGGTCCAGCACCTGCAGAATCAAACACTTCCCATGGATACGTAGTATCGTTAACGTCCCATACAGAACCAGTTTGACCGTTGCTCATCTGAGGAACAACTCCGACTCGATGTAGGCTGGACGTTTTAAACACATTACCACTGGCAATGTTAATACGTTCTGCTATCGAGCTGTTGTCGAGATATTTCATTTTGGTTTCCAACCTGAATTCAGGAATAGATTTTGAATTCCTTGCGCTGAGTCAATTGTGTGAGGTGATTTACCTTTTGTTTTTAGTCGACCTTGGAATCTTAATCCAGCAGTTCTAGCTTCTGTTCCATCAGGTAATTTCACCTTGCCCCCTGAATATGCTAATCGAACTTCAATTTGAATTTCACCCCTCAAACGAGGAACAGGCAACCCATGGATATTCCTACCCATATAAAACAATCCAGCGCCACCAATTTGGATGTAATATACACCCTTCTTATTGTAATGTTTCTCAATAAATGATGCGTCTGTCTGCACCCTTGTATTGATATCTTTCAACAATCCCGCGTCCTTTAACTGATCACGACCTGACTTTGCAACCTTTAGAGGAATTCCACTAATTTGTTTATGATACTGTACGGGATGTAATTTACGGGCTGCTTTAATATAATTATCAAGAGCCTTTGTTTTACCCTTAACAGCAGATAACAACAATTCAAGATCAGCCGGGTCGATCTTTTTTGCAGGAGTGAATTGTTTTGTGTTCATATCATATCTAAACGATCCCCCTCCCATTTGGTCATCGGCTGATAATTTTACCTCAATATTAAATGGTTTGCCATTCAATTTGCCTTCTATATCACCGGCGCCCACATTAGAAAAACCCGCCGCAGGTTTATCACCGGGCTGAAAAAAATCAACTCCAGAGTTTAGAATAGCGTTGTATATTTTCAACTCATAATCTAAACCTCTTTGTCCAGCGACCATCTTTTCTTCCTGTATATAAGATTTGAACGATAGCATGTTATGTCTCAATATTATTGTTATTCTGCAGTTAAGGCTATTTATAATAAAAAAGGGCCCACAAAATGGGCCCTAGTAAACACTGTGTTTGGATTCATTTTCGCCTGATATACGCGTTGTCGTCTTCTACATCAACACGAAACTGATATTGATCGAAACCAGAATCAATAAGCATTTGGTTAATGTTTCGCACCAACTTAGCAATGTTTTCTACTTCGTCAATATCTTCTGCAGAATTCATTTCGAAAACCAATTCTGGCTGATCATCTTTATTTACATAGGTCATCTTTACACCTCTCAGTTGGTGTGCTTATGTATATCACTTCTTCTTGTTTTTCGAACGGTTTTTTCGCTTATTCGATCCAAGTTTCCGCCGACCTTTCGGCGGTCTATTTTTCCGGGGCCATGGCATTAGTTCACAACTCCTTCTTCTGCAATTCCTTTAAAGATTTCAACAATCACCCAGCTAAAAACTTGCCATGCGTCAACCACAACCTGCCAAAAAGCAGCATAGACGCTGATCACAGTTTCTAGCGGCGTACCCGCTGCCAAAGCGACAGCACCGACAACAATTAGTGCGCCGACCATTGCAGAGACAAGCCACATTGCTAGCGCTACCCAAAACATCATAAGCTTAACAATCATCATATTAACCCTTTATGGGAGGAGGAAGGCTGCTTACGCAGCCTCCGCATATTTAACAGCCAGGTTAGCCGCCTTAATTTTGCGAGCTTGGTTCTGACCAAACCATGCACTCTGCAGACGAGTGTCGGCCGCCCGACCGAGCTTGTGGTCGGTCAGATAAGTGACGCTATTCAGCGCCTGCCACCACGTACCCTGACCATACTCAGCACCAGGCTGAGTTTCCAGGTTATCGAACGCTGCCTTAGCATTGCGAGTCAGGTCTTCAACAGTGTTGACAGCCTCACCCTTGTTTTTGTTGTACGTGTGCGGGAACACCTCGTTGTAGTAGTTGAGCAGCGCATCAACCGAGAATTTCTTCTCGCTGAGGAACTTTGCCATTTCCTTGTACTTAGCAAATTTCTTGCTAGCAAGGCCGAGAGTGTTCTTGACAGCTTCCGCATCAAACACCGTACGGTGATTCATCTTGACAAAGTTTTTCGATGCAGCCTGCAGCGAGAACGACAGCGTGTTGTTGCAAACCACCCGAATCGGCGTAAAGCGAACATCGATCGCTTTACCATATTCGTGCGGGTTGCTAAACAGCAGATAGCTGTCAACCTGGTCTTCACCAAGAATCGTAAAAGATTCTTGAACCTTTGCAAGAGCCCAAACGTTGCGGCCTCCTTTCAGTGAACCAGCGGTGTTCATTTCCATGTCACCAGCTTCGACATACTCGGTGAAAAATTCAAACGCATCAGCGTTCTGCACCGGATTCCAGTCGTCACCAACAACATCAAGTACTTTGTTGTCAGCGGTGCGGATCAGAGCCTGACGACCAGGAACCGCGATACCATTTTCAGTAACCAGCTGCTGCTTTTCAACTTCCCAATTAACACCGGCAGCTTCCATCATTTGCTGCGGCGTCAGATCATTGCTGACCGCAACACCATAACCATGCCACGGGACGTCACCATTGTACGCCATCTGGGCCTGACCATCGACAAATTCCAGTTCATGCGCCATTATGTAAATCCTTTCATGTTCGTCATTGTTGATAAGTTAAATATAAGTGTTTCTTACTGTAAAGTCAACACTTTATTTGTAGTGTTTACCAAAAAACACCAAATTCAATCCGTATGTGTCGTCGTGGTCAGTCCAAAAGTCATCATTAGCATCGATAGGAACCAAAATGTTAATCGTCTGACCACGATGGTTTTCCAACACGACAATGTTATCGGTATTACTGTGAGGTTTAATTTGTACAAACTTCATTTTAAACTCCAAAGAACCGTTTGACATCCCACCACGTACCAACAACAAGCGGTTCCACAAAGTCGTTTTCACGACCCCACACTTCGGCACGTCCAAACGTTTTTTTATGACCGCTACGCGGGATGATGGTGTATACAACATCGCCGGTTTTTATATTACAGATCCGGAAGTCATCATATAGACGACCATAAACAGGACAGTTGTTCTTAAAGAACACGTACATGTTTTCACAATCGACTTTGCTTGACTTGGCGACCTGCTTAACTTTTGCGGTGAGTTGGATCGTCTTGTTGCGCAGCGACGTGTCGCGGCAGAACCAGTCATACCACCCAGCTTCACACTGAGTTTCGATCGCCGACGAGTTGAACTCTCCCGCATCAAAACGTTTGATGAAATTGTTAATCGGCATATTTTCCATTACACTTCTCCCAGTTTATCTTTCCAGTACAGCTTAATCCACCGCTCCGGGTTGTGATCAAGATGGCGTTTTGCCACATCGATTGCAGGTTCGCTAGACAGCGAACTGACCGCATTGCAAAACGGTATCTCAAAGCTTTCAACCATCCAACGGGCGACATCCTCGTACACCATTTGTTCAAAATCAGTCATTGGTTTTCCTCAGAAAATCAGTGCAACAGCAATGGCCGTGTAAAACACCACGGTCCAAATGATTACATACGCAAGCATTTTAGCAGAGTTATCCATTAGTCGACCTCATATGCATTAGTGATTTGAAGAACCTGCATGTAAAGCTCTTCGGCAATGGTAGTATCATTCAACTGTTGAATTTCAAGCTGCCGATACCGCTGCAACAGGTTCCGAAGAGTGCCGGCGGCACACTTGAGGTCACGAACAGTCATCGTG